AGGGGAAACCCTTGCTCAATCTGCTGAAAGGCTACAAAGGGAGATTAGGGATAACGAAAAGCTACTTCAGCCAACGGCTGCTGAAAAAGCCATTTCTGCTATTACCCAAGCTCCAATCGATCCGGTTATCGATCCGTTCCTAAAAGATTTAAACGCCAACCTTGCTCTAGAAGGAAATTTAAATGCTGGAACAACTAACGCTGCCCCAGGTGGAGAAGGCGCTCTCTTGGCTGGCCTCCCCGGTACAGGAGGCACCGCCGCAGGAGTTGCGGCCACTCAACCAGATGGAGTGGTTCTTATTGGGCAGGATGTTGCAGGCATTGCTGGAGGAGAAGGAACACCACCTGATTCAGTAGAGCCTGTAATTCTGCAAAATAGAAATAGGGCCACCCCTGCTTCTATTGCACAGATGCAAGACATCTCTGCCCGTCCGGATTACACAAGGCTGGGCTTTAGCCGGGACATCACCACTGGAGCCCCGGTTGTGTTTGGTGGGAATATCAACCCCCAGCAATTAGGCAAAGTGGATGTGGTTGCTGCTGGCAACAAAAAGATTCCCGTTCAATATGCGGTAATGGATGTAAACAATGTAATTGCATCCAATAACGCAGACGGATCTATTGTTCCTGAATACAGCACAGCAGTTGATAAGACCAGGGTTGTAGGCGGTAACGCCCGTATTGCCGGATTACAGAACGCATACAGGAACAACACTGCCGCCGCCTATTCAACTGAATTGCTTGGTGACAATCTCCACGGCATTAGTCCGGATGTAATTAAAGGCATTAAAAATCCTGTTCTTGTCAGGGTTATGCCCGCATCAGAAGTCACTAAGAACATTGGTGACATAACCAACACCACTGGAACATTAGATCTATCTACCGTTGACCAAGCAAAGAACGATGCCAAACGGGTAGATGTAAACGACATTAGTTACAACGAAGATGGGGATGTAACGGACTATTCCGTTATGCAGTTCATCAGGTCTATGCCCGCAAACGAGCATGGAAAACTGATTGATGACGATGGACAACCAACCACTATAGCCAGAGCTAGGCTTCATGCTGCCATCTTTGCCCAGGCATACCAGAACGACAAGTTACTACGCTTGTACTCTCAAGCGGTAGACCCTGATGCAAAGAATGTTTTAAACGCTCTATCTCAAGCCGCTCCGCAGATGGCGCGGCTAGAGGGTGCCGGGGCGCTGGACTTCCGTAATGATGTTGTAGCCGCCGCTGAACAAGTGGTCACCGCCAAAAAGGCGGGGATCAGTACGCCTGACATGGTTGCCCAGGTCACCATTGGCGAAGATCCTAATGTTCATAACATCCTTACCGGATTTGCTAACAACATTAGATCTGCCAAAAGAATGGCGAGGATCTTAAAGGAAGCAGCAAACTATGCTTACCACCATGCCAACACCGAAGAACAGGATATGTTCGGTGAGAGCATTCCTAAGCCCAGCAAAGAAGACATAACCCAAGGTATTAAAGAAGGTAAGGAGTACCCAAAACTTTCTCGGGCACAAAAAGGACAGGCAGAACTATTTAAATCTGATGCTGAAAAGCAGCAAACGGAAGCCAAAGAAAAGTTTAAACAACAAGCTGTAGCACAAGCGCCGGAAGTTATTGCTGAAAAGAAAGAGCAGTTTAAGAACATCCTGACAAAGATCCTGAGCAACATGGGTCTTAAAGATGTTGCCGTTAAGCTGATGAATGAGGTTGAATCTGTAGAAGCCGAGGGTTCCTATGCAGAAAATCTCATCAAGATTGCTTTAGACGCAGCCTCTCCTGTAAGGACGTTGAGGCATGAAGCTATCCATGCTTTGAAAGAACTTGGTTTCTTTAGTGATAACCAATGGAATGTTCTTCTTAAACAAGCAAAAGATGTTTGGGTAGACAAGTACCTGAAGAATAGGGATGTTGGTGGCGGGCCTTTGCAAGAAGGAAAGCCATCTAGGTACGATGCCTACATGAAAAATCCTGCGTTTAAAGCAGATCCTAATGCCATCCTTGAAGAAGCCATTGCTGATGCGTTTGGTGATTTTGATGCCACCAAGTCTCCCCCAGGAATGATCCAGGCCATCCTTAAACGGATGAGGGATTTCTTTGCTGGACTCAAGAGGGCTTTAAATGGTGCAGGGTTCTACACTTCAGACCAAGCTATTGAGCAACTGTTTGGCAAGATTGAGCGGGGTGAGCTAAAGGCTGGTGAGGCTAAGGCTGGCGGGAAAAAACTAAGCCTTCGTACAGAGCAGGGGAAACCGGCTGCCATTGGGCCGAAGATGGACGGTAAGTTTCTTGAAAGAATTGAAAACATTCGACGCCAAATTGGTGATGCGTATGTTTCAGGTGAAATTTCATTTGATGAATATCAGCAAAGGTTTGCCAAAACAAATGATGATTACGTTTCCGCTTTAAGTTTACAAAAGAAGTTTGATGAATCAGTTGGCGCGACAAGCCTTGAAGAGGTATTTCCTGGGTTTACTTACATCCCAATTGGAACAAAAGTCTTAGCAGTTGGCAGGAGTGGTACAGAGCCTGCCAGAGGAACTGTTATAGATAGCGTTGACCTCCGAATTGGGCCACGCGCATACAAGGTTCCTGTTGTTGATTTCGGAGACGGGAAACGTCGCAAGATTGGTTTAGGCGATATAAAGGAAGTTTTCCTTCCTAGACCGGCCAAGTTAAGCCGTCGCGCCCCCAACACTAAAGAGTTTAAACAGTGGTTTGGTGATAGCAAAGTAGTAGATGAGAACGGTGAGCCGTTAGTTGTTTATCATGGGACAGCGCAATCTTTGATTGGGGGGGCATTTAGCAGCAAACACGCTAAGTCTGAAGGGTTGGCGTTCTACTTCTCTCATTCTCCGTTGATGAAAAACCCAGCGGAAAACGCCAACGACTATGCCAAAAATCGTTTGGGAGAAGAACAACAAGTAATGCCTGTTTACTTAAGTATTGAAAATCCACTTGTTGTAGGTTTTACAGAGCCCATGCCAACTGGCGATGCGGCTATCGAAAAGTGGCTGGATCGGATGGGGAAGTTCAACCGCTCAATTGATATGAGCAAAGAACAATACTTTCAGAAAGCAATTAGAGAAGCAAAGAAATCCGGGCATGATGGGGTGATTGTTCGCAACATAGAAGATGTAGCCAATGATGTTGGCAAAATGTTTACAGAAGAAACAGATGTTTACATTGCATTTAAACCAAACCAAATCAAATCTGCCATTGGAAACATAGGCACATACTCCAAAGAAAACCCTGACATCAGGTATAGCTTACGCATTACAAAAGACAATCAAATACCTGACCTTGGTAAAGATGTAACTGTTGCCAAAGTTGGTAAATACTTTGATGATGAAGTTAAGAAAGCCTTTGGGTCTGCCCTTGATTACAACGACAAGGTTGCTTTTGACCGGGCTGTAGATACTGCTACCCAAGAAGTATTGCAGCAAATAACGCAAGTAAGGTCTGGTCTTGATTGGTATGAAGAAGACATAAAGACGGCGTTTAAAGATACCACCAAAATCATTCCTAGATTAAAGAAACCCGAAAGTCGGATACTTTTTACTGTAATGGCTGGCATCATGTCGCCAAATACCAATGCTAGGGAAAATTGGTATATTGCAGCTAAAGCATTTGAGCACTATGTTAATACAAAAGAAATACCAGGCATAAACCCCGAAAACGGGATGTTATGGATGGGTGGGCAACAATCTGCCAACAAAAAGTTGCAGCTTGATTTCTTAAACAATATGGTTAAGTCCCTCAAAGAAGGCCCTGCCATTAAATGGCTAATGAGTGACCATACCGTAAAAGAGATAAATGAATATAGGCAAAAGTATGGCAACATTAAAAGCGGCATTGAGGGGAAAGCCACTGATGTAAAGCCGGGGCTATATGCCTTTGGGCCAAAGGTCGGCCCATTTGTATCTAATTTAAATGGTATCCATGATGTAACAGTGGACAAATGGATGACCCGCACCTTTAACCGGTACTTTGGTACTATGGTTAATGGAGAGGGAAAAATCATTGACGCCCCAACAGAACCTCAACGTAGGGCCATCAAAGAACTTGCAATAAAGGTAGCGCAAAATGTCGGAATCAAACCGTACCAAGTCCAATCAGTCCTCTGGTTCTACGAGCAGCAACTCTTCACCAAGCTCGGAGCAGAGTCTCCCTCTTACGGGTTTAGCGATGGAGGAAGAAGATTCCTCAATGAACGAAGAGGAGAAGGCGGTACACCGGGTGTGCCAAATGCTGCTGCTCCAAATCCGAGAGCAAAGCTAAGCCTTCGTGACAAGCTGGGCCTGTATAGCGAGCTTGAGAACAAGATAGGAACTGTCGGGCCTAATCAAGCTCCTGCTGCCCAATGGAAAACCATGATCAAAGGCATGGTACAGAAGGGCGTAAAGCCTGAAGAGATTGAATGGTCTGGTGTAAACGACTACCTTGATCTGCAAGAGGGCAAGGTGTCTAAGGCTGCGTTGCTGGAGTATTTAAAGGAGGGTGGCGTTAAGGTTGAAGAGACCACTTTAAACGCAGAAGAGGTTGAGCCATTAGATTTTGAAAAAGTTAGAGATTTTCCTGATGGTTTTGAAGAATACTATCAAGCAAATTATGAACGAGACTATGGACAATCGGACACGATTGGCATTGCTTTAGCTGATGGCGGCTGGTGGGTATATGCAGATGGCAATGAAATAAAAGCAAATTTAGAAACAAGGGAGCAGGCAGAGAGAGTAGCTACAGCATATGTCTCGTTTTACAGAAATAAACAAGAAGGAGAAGCAAAATACAATTATGGTGAGTTAATATTGCCCGGTGGGACTAACTACCGTGAAGTGTTGTTGACGTTGCCGCTCAAGCCAATGACTGAGGCAGAGGCGCGCAAAATTTTAAAGGTTAAACCAGACGCTGTTTTGAGCCAAGCAGACATTGCTTACGCGGCTAGGAAGAATGTCAATGAGTACAAATCTCGCCATTGGGATCAATCTAACGTCCTAGCCCATATTCGTATCAATGACCGCGCGGATACCGATGGCAAGAAGGTGCTGTTTGTTGAAGAGGTTCAATCTGATTGGGGGCAGCAGGGGAAGAAGGAAGGGTTTGATTCAAACATAAAGCCGGTGTCACGCAAGGATTTTGACGACTACGTCGACAAGCTGTCGGATGACTACAAAGCTTATCTAGTGCAGTCTGGCAAAGATCGCCAGGGGGTGGAGCGGCTCGTCGACCACATGTCGTGGCCGCAGATGGCGCAAGAGTTGGGCCGGGCTGACGAGTACGCCCGTATGCGTGCCGGTCGTGACATGGACATGGCTGGCAAAACCGTCATCCCTGTTGCGCCGTTTGTGACCAAGACCGAGGGCTGGCTAAATCTGGCGCTCAAGCGCATCATGGTTATAGCCGCTGAAGGCGGTTATGACAAGGTGGCCTTTATAAATGGCAAACAGTCTGCCAAAAGGTATAACCTTGCTACTTACATTGATACCATTGATTACGAAAAAGATGATCAAGGTACATATGAGTTTGTTGCTACAGATAAAGAAGGCAAAACAGTTTATGAAAAAGAAGAAGTTTTCTTGTCTGAAATTGAAGGACTTGTTGGAAAAGACATAGCAAAAAAGATAGAAGCTGGAGAAGGTGTAACCGGTAAACACGGGAAATACAGAGATTGGCATACTCTATATAACCTTGATTTAGAAGTTGGCGAAGGTAAAGGCATGAAGGTCTTTTATGACCAAATTGTCCCAATTGCTTTGAAGAAACTTTTAACAAAAGTTGGTGGCAAAACATTAAAAACAGTTAAAATAGCAGAAGAAGGCGCGCTGTGGCAGTATGAATTTGGAGGAGAAGTGGAGGAATTTTTTGATACAAAAAAAGAAGCTCAAGATGCACTCCGCGCCACCGCAATAGACAATATTAGAGAATATCAAAACATTGAAAATCCATCTCAATCTGAAATAGACGAAGTAATAGAAAATGCTGACGGTTTGGTTTACCAGCTTGGTGGTTTTAATCAACCTGGGTTTGATGTAACCCCTGAAATGAAACAGAAGGTTGAAACGACCGGCTTGCCTAAGTTCAGCCTTCGTAACACCTTCTCCGCACAAATCAATGCAGCGGTTGATAGGACTACGACAGTCCGGGAAGATGAGACTTGGGGTGACCGGTATAGTAAATGGATTGCTTCGGAGACAAGGGAAGAACTTCGTGCTGCCCTGATTAACCGATACAACAGACTTGGCGCTTATGACCGTCGCCGCGCTGACAAGATGGGCGGGTTTGGGTTACTTGCAGATGCAAGCGCAGAAGCTGCTGCCCATATGTCTGACCTTGGATCATCGTTGACCGCAGCCATCTTTAGGCCGGGTGGTGGAGCCCCCGTTTACAAAAACGGCGTCACCATTGTTGACAACTTTGGTGGGACGATTAAAGGCCCGTTGGAAATCTTTGCCCCGCTAGAAGCCTTGAGCCAGGGCGATAAAGAGATTTACAGGTACTATCAGTTCTGGGCTGCTGTAAACATGGCTACCCGGATCATGCCATCTACCGCCAATCCAAAGGGCACAGACATTACATTTAAACAGTCAGACATTGGGCTGGCTAATCAAATACTTGCTAGATACCCGGAGTTTGAAAACATCCAAAAGGAATGGATCAAGTACAACGACAAACTAGCAGAATTCTTGGTAGACACTGGAGTTATCAGCAAGGACGCCAAGGATGAGTGGGTTAGGTATGGTGACTACATTCCCTTCTATCGTCAGGTAGATGACACGGAAACCATTGGGCCTAAGCTTCTCCAGGCCATTGCCGGGGTCAAGCCCCCTAAGAAGCGCAAGGGAGGCACCGAAGCCCCACTGGCTGACTTCTTAGAAACTATCATCCGAAACACTCAGTCTTCAGTTCAGATGGGTTTAAAGAACGTAGCAGCGCAAAGGGCGGTGCTGGTTGCTATGGATTTAAACAACGCAGGACAAACGGACGTAATCGAGCCGTTAAATTTTGTGTCTGACAAGCCCGACTGTATAACCATTCTGGTTAACGGCCAACAGAAATCCTTTAGGTCTGCCGATAAGTTGTGGATCTCATCCATTACAAGTTTAAATCTGCCTGATGTACCGTTTATAGGCATTTTTACCGCCCCGGCAAACCTGCTTAGGACTTTGGTCACCAAAGATCCTGGTTTCATGTTAGCCAACATGATGCGGGATTCAATGCAGGCGATGATTGCCTCTGAGCTAAAGACTGTAAACCCAGCCACCACCCTAGCAAACTTTGCGTCTGCCTTGGCTGGCCGGTCACCAGAGTTTGAAGCTCTGATGAATGCTGGCGTTCTTGGTGGGCATGAATACTCTAAAGATATTGTCCACAGCGGGAAGGCTTTTGCTAAAGATCTTCGTAAAGCGGCAGGCCAAAAGACTACGGCAGAAACTCTTCTTAGCCCGGTGACTGGCTTGTGGCAGGCCCTGGAGAAGGGGGCCACCGCCTCTGATTCTGCAACTCGTCAACAGATCTATAAGGAAGTTCTGGAGAACACAAAGTCTCGTGCTTACCCTAATGGAAATCTGGCCGAAGCGATTTACAGGTCAATGGAGGTAATGAACTTCAACCGCAAGGGTAACTCTGCAATCATCCGTATTCTGACCGCCGCCATCCCATTTTTAAACGCACGGATACAAGGCTTAGATGTTCTGTACCGTACAGGGTTTGGAATCGGCATGGACAAGAAATCTGCTGCGGCTATTCAAAAGCAGTTCTTTATCCGGGGCGCTACGATGTTTGCCCTGTCATGCATGTATTGGGCACTGACGCATGATGATGATGACTACAAAAAACAGGAACAGGAAACAAAAGACAACTACTGGCTTCTGCCTTCTTTGGGGATAAAGATACCCATCCCATTTGAAATTGGTATCTTGTTTAAAGTCATACCGGAACGGATCATGGCTGCGTCCTTTGGTACGGACACCGCAGGAGACTTTGCCAAGTCCATGAAGCGGCAGTTAATTAACACCCTAGATATAAATTGGGGTATTCCGCAAGCATTTAAACCAGCCCTAGAGGCGGTAACAAACCACAGCTTTTTTACTGACCGTCCTATTGTTGGGCAGGGCATGGAGGGGGTTGAGCCGGGGTATCAGGCTGGGCCTAACACATCGAAGATTGCAGCAGAAATTGGCAAAGCTGCCAATCTTTCTCCGATGAAGATTGATCATCTTATCAGTGGATACACGGGGACTATGGGCATGTACGCCTTTAATCTTTTTGATTCCATCTTCAAGATGAACGATGACAAGACCTACGCCTCTAACCGCTTTGAGCAGACCCCTGTATTTAAACGCTTCCTGATTGATCCTAATGCGCGTGGCACAGTCACCGCCTACTACGAGACTAAGAACGCTGCGGATTCAGTTGTCCGTACAGCCGCTCTCATGGAACGTACTATGAATTATCAGGAGTGGGGGCCGTACTACAAGGAAAACATGAGGGCCATTGCAACCCATGAATATCTCTTGGACTTGGAAAAGACCATGAAGAGTTTTAGGGAAATGCGAGGGATGATCCAGGCCAATAAGTCTACCCCCGATGAAAAGAGGGACGCCTTAGAAAATCTTACCAAGGCTGAAAACAAGCTTACCGCTAATATTCAGACCATCAAGAAGAATATACAGTAAGAAGATCATTGTCGAACAGCCATCCAACGGTCTTACGGTGAGCATTTTCCCAAATCTCTAACCGTTCGGCCTTGGACAGCTTGGCTCCTTGATCTATTTCGGCGTGGCATGTAAAGCAAAGGGCGGCTATCCTGTAGTCCTGCGCCTTTAAACCTCTGCCTTTGCCATCTCGTAGCTGATTGGAATGGGCAGCTACTACCGTCCCGTCACTTATTCCACAGTTCTGACATGGGGATAACCTGACTATCTTTAGAAGATGCGTGTTCCTGTACAAGGATCTGCTCCAGGGTGTTGAACCTGTGCCCGTTATAACACGTTCTTCTTCTTATGATTCCTAACCCTGTAGTTTTTGTCCGTAAGACTTCGCTCTGAGGTATGTTACATATCGGACAATTCACTTGGAGCCCAGGTCTTTTCTGCTAGTGCCTTAGCACATTCTGGTTGTTGGCAGAAGTAAGAACAGTTCTCCGCTTCTATGGTTCCATTGTACCTGCGCTTTAAATCTTTGATCTCCATTTGAAGCTTCAGATTGTCTAGCTTTAAATTCAAGATTTCTAAGTCGGTCATGTTTGTCCTTTGGTGCCCGAGGCCGGGCGGAGGGTTGTTTACGTTATCATCCATAATTTCTCGCTTCCAGCATTTTGTCTGCTACTGCGTATGCTTGTTCGGCAGTATTACCAAGAACATCTTCTTGAAGCTCCGATGGAGACTGCCCGTATTCAAACTCCGACAGAAGTGTTTGCATAGCTTTAGCCGCAAAGTAGTCCCGAAGGGTCATGTTTTTGATAGCTTGTTCAATCATTCCTGTAATCCTTCAATTTTCTTAATAGCGCCCGTTGCCAATTCAGTTATGTGTCTGATGGCGCAGTCGTAGTGCCGGGGGCCATAGCTCCAACAATCCGGGCCATGCGTGCCAATCCAAGTTTCCCGGTCGTCTTGATATTTCAAAGCGCGCTTGAGGCGCTCGTTCTCTGACAACGCATCGCCCAGAAGCAAATCTAGTTGCCGTTCTATTTCAGTCATCTACCACCTCATCGTTTTCCCATGTGTTTTTGGCTTGAGCATAAAAATCAGGCGCGTGCCTTTTTAAATACCTTGTTGCGGTTCGTTTCCAATGTGCGCGGTTTGCGACTGCTTTAAATATTACTTCATTAGCTATTAACAACTGTTTCCACGCTTCAACCTGTTGAGTTTGCTGTGCCATAAGAATATCTCTTTGGGACGATGCTTGTTGATACAGCGCGTACAAAGTTTCGATTTGTTGGTTGTTGTCTAATTGCCGTTCGGTTTCAGTCATGCGCTCTCCTTAATTTGATAGTCTTTAAACACTGCGCCTTTACTAGCGTCACCACGAAAACATTCCTTGACCCAGCCACGCTTACCAGATTGATAGGTGCGCCAATGTCCTCTCGCCTGATGTCTTCGTGGGCTTGCATGTGTACCACCTTGAGGCTTTTGCTTTACTTGTGATGGCTCAATTACTATGGTGCGCCAGTCATACAACGGCTTTAAACCACGCTTGGCTCGGCTTACATTTGCCTTGTGTGGCGTTGGTACATACGCCTGCACCCGCGTATCTAAAGATGCGTAGAACATAGCCAAAATAGCACACATCGTTGATTGGTTTTGCGAGTTAATTGGGCCGTCAACTTCTCCCGTTTTTGGTTCTCCATTGTGTTCAGCAATAAGAAAAGACCCAAGTTGATCATACCCTGTCGGTCTTAGTATCCAACCGGTCACGATAGCTGTCTTTTGCTCTGTTAATACTGACAACATGAAAGTGCCTTGTTGTTTTAAACGACCGCAAAGCATCATATTTTTATATGGTGCTGGATGTAGTAAGTATTTGCGTTGGGAAAATTCAACCCACTCTTTAAGTGATTCACTCATATCAAACCATTGCATTTGAGTTGGGTCAAGGTCAGCATCCAAAACCACCTTAACCATTTCTTTTATAAGTGGTGTCATCTGCCCCCCACTAAAATAACGCCAATAAGTACTCCGACTAGCCCACCAATCAGCCCACTACCAAATGCAAGTAGAATTTCAATTGTCATATCACCACCTATGCCAGAGAACAATAATGACACCAGCAGCTATGCCAATAACGCCACCAGCAATTGATGCCAACAATTGATTTGTTAATAGAAATTCAGTCATGTGTTCTTCTCCTGTAGCTTTGCTTCTATTTCAAGACACAGATCATGCGTCCCTAGTTTCATATTCTCAAACTCCTCAATTTCTGCATCCGTCAGCCCCTGCCACTCAAATTTTGTGTAAAGCAGTTTTTCCTCAATGGCATTAGCAATCAACGTGTTCTTCTCCTTGAGCTTTGTTTCAGCCCACCGTGCGCCAGCAAGCCAGTCGTTGCTGACCTCAAGATCGTCTATGTCAGCAAACGTCAGCCCCTGCCATTGGGGCTTCGTATAAAGCAGTTTTTCCTCAATGGCATTAGCAATCAGTCGGCGCTCTTGCGTCTTATCTTTGCTGCGCTGCTGAAAGCAGTCGTGAATTTCGTCGTCTGTCATGTGTTTTTCTTCTTGAGCGTTGACTCGGTCGTCTAAGCTCATAGCCCCCTCGGCAATTCGGGTTGTCTTACATTTAAACAGGAATCAACGCAGAACTAGGAATCCAAAACATAGGGGTTTTTCTTTCCCCTTTGCTGCTGTACCATTCTTTTCGTTTGCCATCTTTGCCTTTGATCCATCCGTGGACTAAAAATGTTGGGCCGGTTCCAGACACAAGCACAAATTTGTGGTTATCGTTATCATCATCTTTAATAATTAGATCGCTATTACTGTCTGTTCTAGTTCTAATTTGCCAGTCAGGAAATATATCTGGATCTGACTTGGGGGCATTAACAGAGGCGTGCCAATATAACCCAAGGGCTTTTGCTCCTGCCATTTCTCCTTGTGCCCCCATAACATTTATATACCATCGTTTTTCAATACTATTTGTTTCTGACCCGTAGGTCTGTCTATGATTAAATATCTTAGAAGACAATTGGCGGCGCAGACCAACAATTGAAGCCAAGTACATTTCGTTTGGACTTAGGTGGACTTCTTTTACGGTCATTTCTTTAAT